TGATGATTTGTTGATGCCACCAAAACACCCCGGCGGCGATCTTGTTGAGGTCAACAAAATCGGGCACGGCCATCTTGCCAAGGGCGGCAAAATGGTGGTATGTCATAAAGTGTTTACAATTCAAGGCCCCAAACGGTGAAAGATGTCCCGTTATGTCCCGTTTTTAGTGGTATAATTGGTACAGTGGAATTATGAGAAAGGCCCCACGGTGGTGTAGAACCGAGGGGCCTTTGCCATATCCAACCGGCTACAAGTTGTAGGCGGTTCCCAAGATGCCGCAGGACCGGCGGCGATACTGGATGCTCTGTCTGGATGATTTGCCAGGCGGGGCATTTTTTATTGGAGGAAAACCAAATGGCAAGGCGAAGCGATGAGCGCGATGCCGCCCGCGCGGAGTACATTGCCCGGATGGAGAAAGACGGAGAAGTGAATCTCCGGCAGCTGGCGGATGATCTCCATCTTAAATATGATACGGTCCGCCGCTGGAAGGCAAAAGACGGGTGGGACCCGCCTGCAGCCCGGAAGCCCGGCGGACAGCCGGGAAACAAAAACGCCGTGGGCAACTCCGGCGGTGGGGCACCGGCGGGAAATGAGAACGCGATGAAGGATGGAGCCTATGCCACCATCTTCTTTGATAAACTCACCCAGGAAGAAAAACAGATCGTAGAGGACGCACCCCGGAACAGCACCGAACTGACTTCCCATGAAATCGGTGTGCTGCTGCTCCGGGAGAAGTACATCTTGGACAAGATCAAGGAATACCAGCAGCTGCCGCCTGACCAGCTGATAGTTTCCAGCGTCACCGATATGCGAGTGCCCGGCGGCCGCGGCAAGCGGAAGCGGGACGGTGCGAACCAGCAGATCGGTATGTACCAGAAAGAAACCCCGGCACAGCGCATCCTGCAATTACAGGAAGCGCTGAACAAGATCCATGGCCGCATCCTGTCGGCGGCAGCCCAGATGCAGAAGAACGAGATGGACCGGCTGCATCTGGAAACCGAACAGCAGCGGCTTGAACTGCTGAAGATCCGGGCAACGGGAGAGATACCCGACAAGGACGGTGACAAGGATGCCTCTGTATACGAGTAAGGCTGTGGCAGAGTGTCTTGGCATTACCGACCGGCAGGTGCGGAACCTGCGGGACGAGGGCAAGTTGTCCGAAGTCCGGCCCGGTGTCTTTGATATGAAAACGGTGGTCCGGCAGTATCTGGAAATGAAAATCGGCAACCGGGATGACCAGACACGGCTTGTGGCTGCCCGCGCCGAGCGGGAGGAAACCCGTGGCAAAATCGAGAAGATGCGGATGGAGGAAGCCCAAGGCGACCTGCACCGCACCGAGGACGTGGAGCGTGCCCTGAAAACCATCTTTGCCAACTTCAAGAACCGACTGGAAACCATCCCGACCAAGTACGCAAGCACCATGGCACAGCTGACCGACCCGGCGGAAGCACACGACATTCTGCAAAAAGCGGTACAGGAAGCGCTTGTGGAATTGAGCGACCCGGAAATTGCGCTGACGGCACCGGAGGAGGAATCCGAAGATGAGCAGGAAGAATAAATGCCGGCACTGTGTCTGGGGCACCCGGCTGAATGAGATCCAGCAGTTTTGCCCGTTCAAGAACTGCGTCAAGAAAGGCGGCGGAAACCATGGCAATGATCCACCTGGAACCGCAGACAGCGCAGATGTTCAGCCGGGCGCTGGGAGCGCTGAAACCGCCACCGAACCTGACACTTAGCCAGTGGGCAGATAACTTCCGGCGCTTGTCGGCGGAAGCATCCGCAGCACAAGGCCGCTGGAACACGGACAACGCACCGTTCCAGCGGGAGATCATGGATGCCATTGGCGATGTGCATATCCGCAAGGTGGTAGCCATGATGTGCGCACAGTCCGGCAAGACGGACGGGCTGATCCTGAACACTATCGGGTACTACATGAGTTACTACCCGGCCCCGATCATGATCGTGCAGCCAACGGTGAATCTGGGCGAGAGTTTCAGCAAGGACCGTCTGGCAACCATGATCCGGGACACGCCGGTGCTCCGGGGCCTTGTGGACAATAAAAGCCGCTACTCCGGCAACACTATCACAAAGAAAAATTTCCCCGGCGGACAGCTGACGATAATCGGCGCAAACTCGCCGACCGATCTTCGCGGCCGCCCCATCAAGGTGCTGCTGGCGGACGAGGTGGACGCTTACAAAGCCAGCGCCGGCAAAGAGGGCGACCCAATCATGTTGGCCGAGCAGCGCCAAACGACCTACTGGGACTACAAAACGGTGCTGGTATCAACCCCCACCACCAAAAACAACAGCCGCATTTTGGACGAGTTCAACGCATCCACCCAGGAAGAGTGGACGGTGCCTTGCCCGAACTGCGGCTTTTATCAGCCCTTTGTGTGGGACAACATGGTGTTCGATAAGGACAAGTGGCCGGAGGGCGGTGTGCAATACCGTTGCGCCGAGTGCGGCTGTCTGGACAATGAATACCGCTGGAAGAAGAACAGCCTGCAAGGCAAGTGGCACGCAGAGCACCCGGAACGGGCGGTACGGGGTTTCCACATGAATAAGATCGGCTCGACCCTGTGCGGTTGGGACAAGATCGTGGAGGACTTCATAGCTGCCGATCTGGACGCAAAGCGCGGCGACTACGAGAAGATGCAGGTCTTTGTGAACACCGACCTTGGCTTGCCCTGGGAGGAACCGGGCGAAACGGTGGAAGCCAACAACCTGATGGACCGCCGCGAGTTCTACGAGGCCGAAGTGCCGGATGGCGTGGTGTACCTGACAGCCGGTGTCGATACCCAAGACAACCGTTTCGAGGTCGAAGTGGTGGGCTGGGGTATCGGCAAGGAAAGCTGGGGCATCCGGTATCAGCGTATTTACGGCGATCTGAAGCGCGGGCAGGTCTGGGCGGATCTGGACGAGTTCTTATCAAAGACTTGGAAAAAGAAAGATGGCACGGAACTGTCCCTGCGGTGCGTCTGCATGGACAGTGGCGGCCATTTCCCGGATCAGGTCATTCGTTTCTGCAAAGAACGGGAAGAGCGTCACATCTGGCCCATCAAAGGCCGTGGCGGTATGGATGTGCCTTACCTGCGCAACCCCACAAAGAACAACCGCGTAGGCGGCGAACTGTTCACGCTGGGCGTTGACACCGGCAAAAACCACGTCCTTGCCCGGTTGAAAGTGCTTATCAAAGGCCCGAACTACTGCCATTTTCCGGCGGCCGAGGATGCGGGCTACAACGAAAGCTACTTCAAGATGCTTACTGCGGAGCACAAGGTCACGCGCTGGAAGTCTGGCCGAAAGGTGGAGCGGTGGGAACTGAAAGACCCGGCACAGAAACGTAATGAAGCATTTGACGTGCGGAACTACGCCACGGCGGCATTGGAGATCAGTAATCCCCCCGGCCTGGAAATCCCCGGTGAGGAAGCGCCGCGCCAGGCTGCACCACGCCAGTACCGCAGAAGAAGATCGGGAGGTATCTAAATGCCGATTATCTCAAAAGAAACCGCACGGCGGCACCTTGATATGTGGCTGGAAGCCGAGGCTGCTGTATCGACCGGGCAAAGCTACCAGATCGAGCAGATGATGCTGACCCGCGCCAGCCTGAAACAGATCCGGGAGAGCATCATCTTCTGGGAAAAGAAAGTGGCCGAGGCCGAAGCGGCAGAGCGCGGACGGGGCAGAAACCGAATCTATCACTTCTCCCCGCATGACGTGTAAGGATGGTGAAGAACATGGCAAATATTCTGGATAAAGCCATTGCGGCAATCGACCCTGAAAAAGGGTATCGCCGCGCTGTGGCACGCTCTGCACTGTCCATCATGAACAATGGCACCGGCTACGGTAACTACGGTGCAAGCCGTATCTCCCGCGCTATGCGCAGCTGGCACGTTGGCGGCGGCAGCGCAAAAGAGGACATCGAAGATAATATCGAAATCCTGCGCAAGCGGAGCCGGGATGCTTACATGGGCATCCCAATGGCTACCGGTGCCATCAAGACCCTGCGCACCAACGTGGTGGGCAGCGGCCTTGTGCCGACCCCACAGGTGGATGCAGACTATCTGCATCTGACCGAGGAACAGGCCGACCAGCTGCAGGCGCAGATCTCCCGCGAGTTTGAACTGTGGGCAGACAGCACCCTTTGCGATGCTTCCGGCATGGATAACTTCTGGCGGCTGCAGACGCTGGCATTCACCAGCTTCCTGATGAATGGTGATGTGTTTGCGGCGGTGCAGTTCGATGAACGCCCGCACTGGCCGTATGCCCTGCGGCTGCGCCTGATTGAAGCCGACCTGATTTGCAGTCCTGACCGCATGGACAGAATGTACCCCTGTAAGGTGGATGG